TGCAACCGTTTCAATAACTTGTAACGGATTGCTTACAACAGCTTTTACAACGCTTCCTACGGCTTTGGCTACAGCTTTAACTGCACTTGCAACGAATCCCATTATTTAGCTTCCATAGTTACGCTATATCCACCAGTAGGTAGTGGTGTTGAATTAATAACAAAATGAGGTGATTGTGCTTTTCTCATAAGTCGAATCATAGTTCCATCTTTTACTACTGTAGTAGCTTTGTTAAAACCAGCTATTACCATAGAATGACCAAATTGTCTTATTGCATGTAAAAGTTTGTCTTGAGGATCTGCAGAATATATATGTAATTCAGAAGCAATTGGTGTTTCTACTTTATAAAAAAGTAATGTATCTCCACATCTAAAAATTCTAAATTTATTTGAATTTACACCAGCTTGAAGATGAGTATATACATTTTCCCAGTCAGCGCTAGGATCAGTTCTTTCAATACTTTTTTTAACAATATCTTGTGTAGTCATAGTGCCACTACCGTGAAGATGATGTTTAATTCTTTCTGCCATTTTTTTTAACATTATTGTGACCTTTGATTTACAGCGTTAACAACAGCCTCAGCCCAGTCTTGCCAATTTTCAAATATATATGGACTTGGGACACCTTCATTTGCAAACAAATCAATACCTTTTAATCCTGCCGCCCAACCCTTCCAATTATCTTCTCCAGTTGGAATTTCTAATTGTTGACCACCATAAGCTTCTACCATGAGAGCCGCCCATGAGTCGAATGTATGATAACGCGGATCGTATACAAAAGCTAATGACATTAATAACCTCGAACATCCCCAATATCTGCACTTAACAATATGTAACCTAATTGGTAATTACCGCCAGTTACATTACTTTCAAAGCGAAGCCTCATCTCACGCCTTTGTTCTTTCATGTCTATTTTGTGCGTATTGGGATAAAACAAATAAGGATTGCTTGGTTCATCATCTGCTTGTGCATATGGTGGACCAGTAACAACTAATGACATCCCACCACTTTGAACAAAGTCAGGCTCTACGCGCTCAAGACGTAACCAGTAATTATCACCTACTGGAGATTGTTGTGAAGGGCCTCCTGATACCCAGCCTAGATTTGATGTTTCAAAGTAACTTTGAATTGCGTGAGAAGATCCTGAAAATACTGCATCCGTTCCAATCTCATATTGAAACAAGGAAACAAAGTTGACTACTGAAGCTATCAACAATGTAAAATTTGACCCAGCGGGTAATGTTGGTGCAGTTAAAACTTCCGTAGCCACATAACCAAAACCTTTTGAGGTTATAGTGACTGATGTCACAACTCCACCACTAACTACAATGGTAGCTAAAGCGCCATATCCACTACCACCATCTAAAGGTACTGCGGTATATGTGCCATTTGTGTAACCAGTTCCTGCGTTAAGTATGGTTGTTGTTCCAATACCTCCGTATTGATTAATTTCCCAACTTGCATTAATTGGATAATGGAATACTTGTGAAAAATAACCAGCAGATCTTCTAGCGCCTAGGGCTGTTCCCAAATCATACCAACAATTTTCACGAATGTTATAAATGATTGCATCATTACATTCTTCTGAATCGCCTCGAGGATAGAACCACCATATCTCACCATAACGAGGCACTTTTGTTGCATAAACTTTTTGTCTTTGTGCATAATTTAAATTATCAAAAAAATAGTTTTGGTTAAATGTGTTTGGAATTTCTTTTACAACACCGTTATATAACATAAAACGGTCAACACCACACCAATAATAAATGCCGTCATACTCAATCACAGATTGTGATGACAAGATAGATGACTGAGATGAAATAACATCATAACGCCAATAAAATGTTGATGATGTAGTTCCTGTAGTTACTGTAGTTGGAGTGTATGAAACACGAATAAGTGAATCAAGAGACCAAAATAGTCCTGATGGAGCATTTGAACCGCCTCGAACAGGAAGGCCTTTAACTATTTTAGTTGACGCTACGTTAGTTTCATTTGCGTCGGCTGATACCCAATCAGCAAGATTTCCAGCCGCACAATTTTTTATAAGCCCATTGTTGCCATATACAAAAGTGTATGGATGTAATACAACAACACCGCCTGAAACTTTAATATTATTGTCAAATTTTAATGTAACTGACTGTGTACCAGTTAGCGTTGCGGCAGCTGATAATGTAACAGTTGTGCCAACAATTGAAACTACAGTAGTGCCCGCAGGAAGTGTAACGCTACCTGAAGACACAGTGACTATTTGGCCTGCGCCAATAGTTAAATTAGTTGTACTTAATGTAAATACTGTTGGTGTTACTGATGACATTGATCCTGCGGCTGTAAATACACCTATTGCAGACATCGTGGTTCCGTTAGAATCTCCACCTAAAACATAAGTGTTAGTAGTACTTGAAATGTCTGCTAAATTTTGTCCTGGATGCGCAAGTAATGTCTCTTGCCCAGTTCCATTTGCATCAAACTCAGCATCAAATTGCCAAAGATTGTAATCANTAGNAATAAAATTACTAAGTGTAAAATCTAATACGCCAGCACCAATACCTAAGTTATTAATTGAAACAACTTGTACGCCATTGTTATACCCACTGTATACATTGTTAAATGCATTATTTGGAATGACATAAATACCTCTTGAAGGACCTGCTAAATTGTTAACAATTTCTCTGTAACCTAAAATTTTTCTTGGGCGTGACCGTTGGAATCTTACCCAACTTCCGTCTGAGTAAAAGTTTCTGTCAAGTGTTGTACCATCGCGTTGAATGCCAGCTTGAGTATCAAGAGCAAAAACTTTTTTTGTCAATTAAAGTTACCTCCTGATATACCACCTTCAAAATTACCAGTACCAGTTGCTTGTACATTTCCAGTAACTTGTATGCCTGTTGTATCAATATTTAAGGCCTCTGTTCCTAAAACAGTAATGCCAAAATTTCCAAGTCCTGGTCTGTAAATACCTGTAGAAACTTCATTGATAAAGCTTAATGATGGGCTAGTTACTGAACCATCGTTTAATTGGGTTGTAGATCCACCAGCTTGAACTGTATTAGCATTATAGAAATTAGTGCCGTCACAAATAACAGATGCTTGTTGACCTGCAGGAATAGAAACATTTGCACCACCTGAAACGCCAGTAGTTATTGATAAAGAATAACTATTTGCAGTTGTTTGATTACTTACAATGTATAAGGCCACAACAGGAGGGTAAACAATAGTAACATTACCTGTTAAAGAGCCTACATACTCTTGAATAATAGATGCGGCTTCTTGTGTGGTTAAAGTATATGTGCCTGAAGTAACTGCCTTAACTAATGCACTAAATAAGAAAGTGCTACTTTGACCGTAACCAATTGTTAGATATTGTGTACCATCGCAAATAATAAATGCTGATTCGTTAGGTTGGAATTGAAATTGAGGTTGTAAATCAATAACATCAGGACTTGTAGTTATAACCGTAAAAGTTCCTGTGCCATTATTTTTAATTAAAGTAAACCAATTGTTTCCTAATGTTGATGCTAACGGCAATGTTGCACTACCTACACCACCTGCCCATACTTTAGTTTGCGCTCTATCTGTACTTGCAAATGTGTCACCATTATTAATAGTTTGCGCAGGATGACTTTGATTTAATGTTGTGGATTGTGCTAACAGACCTAAACCAGCTAATGTGGCTGCGTCAGGGGCTGATGTTCCTGTGCCTAGGTTAATAATTCCCCATATACCAGCAATGGTTGTGTTGTCTGTAATATAAATATATTCGGCTTTTCCGGACGCAATAGAAACAATAGTTCCTCCACTAGAATCTTTAACCGTAAATGTATTAGATCCAAGATTTCTAATGAGTGAGTCTTGACCTACTGAGACTTGGTTTGCTGGTGGCATGATAAGACTATAGCTAGATGAATTAGCTGTAATCTCCATAATGCGAGCAACAGGATTGTTAATTGTAGAGGTATTAGATGGCCACTCTAATTGAAGATTTGCCGTTAAGGTATAAGACTGATAGCTTACATCTGTTGGTTGTATTACGTCACCAGTAAATGGACTTACATATGAGGTCATTATGTATCCAATACGGTAGCTTGACGATCACCAATACGTTGAGTATTTTCTGTTTTAAGTGTATTCATAATGGCTGTGTATTGAGATTGCCACATAGGAATGCGATCATCATTTTTAAGGAATGGCATCGCTTGTAGTAATGAGCCATAAAGCAATGCTTGAGGAGCGTAAATAGTAAACCAGTTAGTTTGATTAGTTGAATCTAACGGCTGGACACGTTCATAGTAAAGAATTTCAAAAGAATAATTTGCCGCAGGTGTTGGTGCAACTAGCCAATTTGTGTAGTCATAGTCCGCATAAAATTTAGGAAGATCTGTGTTTGTTTGGTGAGGCCAATACTCTCTTAAGTACTCATATGTTCTTAAGTACACAGGTTGTTTATTGCCTAAAGCATCTGTGACATTCATAGACACAGTTTTGTGCCAACGTGCTGGCTTTGGGATAATAGGATTAGTTGCAGTCATTGTGCTTTCTGCAACAGTAAGATTACCTAAAAACTTGATTTCGGCTGCAATGACTTGCTCTGCAAGCATGATAAAAAGAGGAATCTTTTGTATCGTAGCGGTGTCTGTACGTTCTAAGTAAGATTGTATGTTTTCGACCAAGCTGTCATAGGTCATTACTACAGCAGATGTCATGAATTAACCTCGTAAAAATAATTGATACTCATCGTTACGACGATTTACAAGACCTTTGACAATCTTCCCGCCTGCCTTATTATACTTCAAAATTTCTTCTGCCGCACCCTTTTTATCGCCTCGTAGAATCTTTTGACGGAGAGTTGATCTTTGTAATACCCCAAGACCAAGATTAAAGCTAAAGCTAACGAGAGCATCAAACTCGCCTTGTTTAAGAGGCACGGGACAGAACTTTTGCACTCCACGCTCAAAGCGACCCAAATCNTTGCGTAAAAGGGCATCTACTTCCTCCATAGTGAAGGTTTTATTCCACTCATCAGGCAATGATTTACCATCGCCGATAAGATGACCGACACCAANAGTCCAAAGCCCAACACAGTCACGATAAGGCTTACAACGAACGCCTTCATGGTGTTTAAGCATCTCAATAGCACGGCTTGATACATTCACTTATTTCTTTTCCCAAACTCGTGATCCAAAGTAAAAGCCAATGATACTAGAAACAATAGCCATTTCATCAGAGCTAAATATAATATCCATAGAAGAGCCAAAATCTTGACCTGTGTGAACAGCCCATATAAAGCCAGCCACATCTACAAATACAAGTAAACCTACAAAAGTAAAGGCTACGATAGGTCTTACAGACGCATTAAGAGTCTTGACCCATGGCGCCGCTTCTGAAACTAATTTAGCGTCATGTTGATATAAGGCTTCTCTTTCTTGTGCATAAGTTTGTGCATTAACTTCTTCTAAATGAATAGCTTCTACACGCTCTTGTGATTGAAAACCNTTTTCAGCCATGAGAAGAGCTTGTTGGTTTTGTAACTCTGCCATTTCACGCTCATGTTTTTGATCTGATTTAGCTTGAAAAAAGCCTAATATAGATGGCAAGCCAGCTGTGGCAAAACCTAAAATAGATGAGAGTATGCTAAACATTATTGTCACCAGTTGGTGAGATAGTTGGCTCTACTTTTTCTACTGGCGCTACAACTTCTTTNTTAGTAGTTAATTTACCAATCAAGTTTTCAACACCATGAATCGCCAGCCTTACATAGCTTACAAGTGTTTTAACTACAGTTAAAATTGCTGTGATTACTGCCCATAAATCTTTAATTAATTGCATAATTTTTTCCTTAGTTAGCTAGTGGATTAGTTGTTGCTTTTCTTAATGCCTTCATTTGTTCTTGCATAGAAACAATGGCAGCATTAATTTCTTGTGTATTGCCTTTAGCAAGCGCTTGAGCCTCTCTTGATGAAGCTAATGCATCAGAAGACTTTTCTTGCATTCTGATAGAAGCATCTTGCAATGATGCAATACGTTCTTGTTGTGCTTTAACTTGTAACTCTAATGTATTAATTTGAGTTTTCATTTCACCCAAACCTTTTACTTCTTCAATCGCCGAAACCGCTTCGTTGTAACGGGTTATCGCTAAGTAAGCTCCTCCACCTATAATTGGCAATGCCGTTAAGATGATCCCCAATATCACTTGAGGCGATAATGTCAAGGAGAAAGTCTTGTTGTTTTCCATATTCTTGTTCCTGTGTTAAGTTGATGTATTCCTGAATCTGTTGTTGTTGCATGTTATAGCCAGCATTTAATAATTGCATGCTCATAACAACGCCAAATCCTGGTACCATTTCTTTGCCTTTTGGTATTGCTATATCCTTAATAACTTCTTTTTTATCTGTAGCCGATGTCGTCGTAGTACCGCTTTGTGTCGTAGATGCGGTCGATGTTGACGATTGGGTCGTCACTGTCGTTGTCGTCATATCCGTCATCGCAGGTGCCATGGGTGCAGTTACAGACTCTATTGGCGTAGACTGGGCATTGATGGATCTGCTTATCACCGAATTGGGATTCGTTGGGCTTATGGGCGAAATCGGTGAAGTCGGATTGTTGATGTTCGTTGCCGTCATCATGCAAGTATTGGACATTGTTGACCAAGCAGTCCAAGTTGGCAAACCATACGGATCTGAACATATTGATGTCCTTGACTCTGTTATTAATCCATTGTAACCAGTTTGACATGCTAATTGCCTTGTCTCCATGCTTGTATGACATGTTGGCGGATCTTGTGTACAATTGTTAGAAGTCGTTGTCCAAGCTGACCAAGTTTGTGCAGAGCAGTTATAAGATCTACTTTGATTAATAACACCTGATTGGTGTATTGGACAAGCCAATGTTTGATACTCTGTTTGATTTTGGCAAGCAGGTTGTGCAGTAAACATACCGCATTCAGGTATGTGTGGGTAAATTTGACAAGCAAGTTGTTGACAAGCTTGCATAGTCGTGCCATCTGCAACACCAAGGCTTGAAAAAACTGGCCCATAAGTTGTCCACTGATTTGCATAACAATATGCATATGCATTACTCTTTAAGAGGAGGCAGAGCAGGAATATTGTAATCGTCCCCGTAAAGTTTTTTAAACCTCTCAGGGTAACGCTTAAACCATGCTTTTTTAGCTGCATCACCGACTGCTCCTCCTAAAGGACAAGGGCTTCCTGACATTTCCATAGCGTCCCATACTTTTGGGTCTTGACAGAGAACAGATACAGCAGCTACTTTTAAACCTAAATCATTTAAAGTTTTAGCTAACTTAATCTTTACGCAGTTATCATCAAGTAATACAGTACCGCCAGACAAAGATAATACGCCAATGTTCCCAGCCCCAGAGACTGGAACTGCACAAACATCTTGGCTAAATGCAGACATACTAGGAGCAATAGCAGAACCAACTGGCATCCCCTTGTTTTGAATTACTGTTGTGTCAGCCCAAGCATAAGGCATGTAAGTAACACAAGCAGTTAATGTAAGTAATGCCAATAATATTAATATTTTTCTCATTTTAAAACTATGCTTAATAACAAAAGAATAATGGCGCCAGCAGACGCCATNAGTATTCCTTCCAATCTTTTTAATCGTGCATTAATAGCCTCATAGCGTAAGGCACAAATTTCTTCGTGTGTGCTTAATCTGTGACCCACTTGTTCTACATGATGATCCATATGTTCAATATCCGTTGCTATAGTGTGATCATTCATTTTCTTATAGGCATGTTACGAAGTGGAATTAA